AAAATGATGATGACTGATGGTGAGATAAGAAAAAATTATAAAGATTAGTTCTCTAATATTTCTGAATATAAGAAATATGAAAGAATGGTAGTTTCACCATTTAATAGTGAAGCAGTCAGAGGGCCTTCCAAATTTTTCCAACCGACATCATTATTGACCTATAGATTAGAGTATGACTTTACTCCAGGAGTAGGTAATGCTGTTTGTTGTGTTTTACCACATGCTTTCTCTCTTTAATAAGCTACCAATGGTTTTGCTTGGTTCAACGTTAATAAAGATGTTAATCCAGGAGTGACAACTAATTATACATTTGCTCCAGCAACTGTCACATTCCCGAACCAAGTATATGTTCATCCATTAGCTGGTGGAGGATCTGTAAATAATGGACCAGTAGATTAATCTACAATATCATTTACAGATAGTTCAAAAAGATGGACATCTGCTAGAACATTAGCAACAGGTATTAGGATTTTTGCAACAGGATAGTAAGTTAACAAATCAGGTACAATTACTTGTGGAGTATTACCTGGTAAGTCATAATCTTACAATGGAACTTTGATACCTATACCTAGTCCTTAAGCTTTGCGTTAATACCCAACCAGTTATGAAATAGCATCAGGAATGATTCCTTCTACCGGAACTGATCTGATATGGTTGCCTTTAGATCCGAATGATGATTGTTTTATACAAGGAAATAGTTCTATAGCTGTTGATGATTAAAGTTAAGAAGCTTACTATAGAAACTAAATGTGGATATTATTTAACGGACTTTCTGTGACAGATACCTTTAGAATTGAAGTAGTTTGTCATGTTGAATATGTACCTACATTACCTTTCGGATCTTGGTCTCCTCCAGAAGCACCTACATTAGATAGCGGAGCATTGACTACATTTTTGAAAAGTGTAAGAAATATGTTACCCGAAGTTATTAATGGAGACTATGGAAGAAAAATAGCCGGAGCGTTAGAACTCGGAAGAAAGATCGGAAAAGGAATTTAAATTGTGAGTGGTCTTATGTGAGCATGAGGTCATATGCGGCAGTGAAAAGCCAAAAAATCCCAAGATTTCCAACAATGTCTTGTTTATTATAAAAACAAAAACAAAATAAATTATGTATATATAATTGTTGGTCATAGCATAGGTGAATCCAATGCCGAATTACGTCAGTAACTTGCGATAAAAGTTTTCTGGCTATAACATAGGTGAATCCAATGTCGTAACTTGTCTAAAGACCGCGTAAGAGTCCATAGGCTAACCTCTCCTTCGTCTAAGTTAAGATGCCGTAACGCTTGTTACGGAGATGCGCATGAGCGCAG